TAAAATTCATAATTTTCTAGTTTTGTAATATTAAAATTCGTATCTTGTATAATTTCTTTTGTAATATAAGTTTCTACCGCTTTTTGTACATCGGTATAAATAGGAAGTCCATCTCCCTCTAATGTAATTGTACCATCGGATTGAGCAGTTGCCCAAAAGTTGGAACCAAACTCTGTAAGTGAGTTATGCTTTTTACCTTTAAATGAAACAGTGTTAGACTTTGTTAACTTGTTTCCTTCTTCTCCAATTTGAATTGTTGGAGTCAAGGTTCCATTCAAATCAATATATCCAATAGCAATCTTATCACCAGGAGAAGCCTTTAATAACGAAATGAGCCGATCACTCAAGATAAGGATCGTCTCAGTCATTATAATATCAATTATTTCATCACGTCTTTTGGTCATTGTTTCAATGATGGGAAGATGTTTTCCCAATAGGTTTTGATTTGCCAATTACCATTATCTTGTTGCTGACGTTCTGCAAGAAGAATAGTCTTTCCTGCCAAGTGAGGCATGCGTGCACCTGTTAATACACTATTCATATCACCAAAATTAGCCATTAAATTACCAGTGTCAACTTCTCGATATAGATAACAAATTGCGTCAGATTTAGCAGAAAGAATATTAGAAGTCTTTCCAGACAAATCTAATGCTTTTACATTCAATTCAGTACCGCCTTCTGCAATACTTTTATCCTTAACGTGACCAACTAGGATCAAGTTAAATGATTGATTTTCAAACCAACCTAGGATTTCTTGAACTGCTAAACGAGCCCAATAATAACCACTACCATTAGCAAGTTTAAGAATATCTTTACCTGTACCTTGCCAATTCTTACCCATTGGGGATTCTTGATAACGCTTAGCAGCAAGTTCGAGTGCCATCTCTTCAAGAGCAGTAATAGTGTCTAAGGCAACAAACTTATAATTGTGCTCCTCTTCCTTGAGAGCTTTGGCGATTTTATACAAATCGACATAATTATTTGCACTTACAGTATAACCAGAAATATACTGTGTACCATTCTCCATATCCACAATGAGACAGTTTGGTAATTCAGCAAGAGCTGTGGTTTTTCCCGCTTTAGGGGTCGAAAATATAATCAAATTCTTTGGATCTTGTGATCCGATTTCAGATTTCTTTGTTGGTAATAAACCCATAATTGTTAAAAGTTAAATAATAATTAAATAAATCTTAAGGTTGTTGATAAATAGAATAATCATTTATCTGATCTGGTTTTGGTAATTCTTTCCAATAATTAATTTCGCCATAAAATGCAGAACCAACTACTTTATCCGACATACCAAATCGATTTTTCAAAACTTGGACAATACGACTTCTATCTCGTAATTGTCGGATATCATATCCTTCACATTTAGATCGTTTCTCTCTAAATGGATGATAAATTGCGATTACTGTTTCACAAGCTTGAGTAGGACCAGATGAATCACTGAGGTCTTCAAGCGATATCAAATTCAATTCTGAATTTCGTCTGTCCATACTCTTAAAATTTCTATTCAATTGTTGGACAATATTCACTGTAAATGAACATTTATTTCTTAAATGAATAAGATAATCACAAGCCTCATCGATTTCTTGTTTTGGAGTATGACCTGTACTTACAGACAGAAGTTTTATATGATCAACTACAACAATTAAATATTGTTCGGGATTTTTAGGAATATATTCCTCTTTCACATATTCTCCAGTTGTCCCAACTTCTTTATAAGTTCCATGTTTTTTACTCCATTCTTTACATACAGCATATAAACCTTTTGCAGTAACAGGTTTATCTACAATTTCACAACGTTGTTCAAATTTTTCTAACCATGGACGTGAGGCTTCAATTAATTTAAAATCTTCTTCTGATAATAAATCTGTCAATGATAAAATAGTACCATAAGATAACACTTTACCATATGTTTCATAGATATACAACGAGAGCAATTTAGCAAGTAATACTTCAGCACTCATTTCAAAAGAGAATATTAAATAATGTACATCAATGTCTGGACATTCACAATGTTGTATAAAGGTTCGATAGATTTGAGAATAAAGTACAAGCGACGACTTGCCACTTCCAGAATCACCACAATATATAGTCATCCACTTTCTTTGAACACCATAAGTAATAGTATCAAGTTTATCAAATCCAGATGATAGTCCTTTATTCAACCCTTTCTTTCCTCTACTAATACTGGAAAATAAACTGTCTACTATCATAATAGTTCATTAGTATTCATAACACCCATATCCTCATCTTTATAAACTTGCAACGCCATCCATCCTTGACTTAAAATAAAATCACTAATTCCACTATGTATTAAATTATTCTCTTTTCCAAATTCTAACAACTCCATGATTTCTTCATGTTTTTGTTGATTGAAACGTATCGCGCGACCATAATTCCAACACATATCGTCGAGATCTTTAAAATTCTTTGATATATTTCTCAATGAAAATGTTTTTCCATTAATGATTGTAAATGGGGGATATGCTTCAAATAATTCCATTCCCAAATCTTGAGAATGCTGAAAGAATTGATTTAATACATTCTTATTAAAGTCAACGTCTTGAGGATTAAATACCTCTCCTGCTTGGGGAATTACATAAGATTTATTTATTATTCCTTTATCTTGTAAAGAATTTAAAATTTCCCTGATTGGTTTTTCAAATCCGCATTCATTAGCAAATTGTGATATATATTTATCTTGCCCTTCTTGAGCATAAAAAATTAATCGCATCAAGAAAAATTCATCAGGAGTTAATTGATATTTGATCATGAATTGAATTTCACGATCAATTGATAATTCATAAGTTTTCACATAATTTAATAAGAAAGTTTGTACTAAATCTATTCTTATTATCCGAGGGATAAAGGCTGATAAAGCTGTCCCTTCCGTTATGTGTTAATAACGTAGCCCATTAAATCCAGAAGATGTTCTTACCTTCTTATTTAATGGCTGATGTTTCAAAACAAGATCTAATTCCTGTTCGTTAATTTCAATGTATTCAAGACCTTGAGCAGCTTTTAAAAACCATTTATTATCTTGTGCTCCTTTTAAACATAATACAAATATTTCTGCATGTTTACCGGGCTCAAAACGAATAACTCGGCCTATTATCTGAGTCAAGCTAATTTTATCAGAATGAAATCCAGTTACAACCATAAGTCCTAACCCAGGACAGTCATACCCTTCTTTAGCGACTTTTGAATTGTGTAATACTTCTCCAGCACCTAATTTAGCAAAGTTATCAAGAATTTGTTTATTCTCTTTATCTTTTTTATGAGAATGTACTACATGTCCAAAACCATAAGACTCACATTGCTTAATACTTGTATTAAATGTAATAGCTTTTTGATCTTTTCTATTTTCAAGAATATGTTTAGCTACTTCAATTTTTCTAGGGTGATTTGCTATGAAATTCTTTCTGAATTGCATAGCCTTATTCCAACCAAAAGCATGAGCTGTAACTTCTTGTAAAGTACAACCCATTTGTTTTGCATATTGTTGCCGGAATTCGATATCACAAACCGCTTTCATAGCATCGTCCCATTGAAAATTAAAGAATGCAAAGTGGTTCATAAAAGCTTGGTTTGCTTTCATGTACTCAGTGGTATCAACATCCAAAACTACTTTATATAAAGTATAGGGAGCTACCCATCCATTTTCACTAGCTTCTTGTAAACTAATAGTATCACAAACTGGACAATATTTTTCCATTACTTCTTTTTCTCTACCATCTAATCTTTCATAAGTTGCAGTTAAAGCAAGTATTAATTTAGGTTGACAGTTTTGAAATAATTGACTAAATGATAATGAATTTGCCCTATGGCACTCATCAATAATTAAAAAATTACAATAAAAAGGTCTAGCTGCTGCTGTATTTAATACCATTACAGTTGCAGTTAAACCCCATTCTTGTAATTGTTTTACCCACTGATCCTTTAAAATTTTAGTTGGAACTACCACTACCACCGTTGTAGTAGGAGCTTTGTTTAAAACTCTTTGAATAGTTTTTAAAGCTATTCGAGTTTTACCCACCCCAGTACATCCGACTACAGTTGAGCGCCCACCAGCCTTTTTCCATTTCTCAATAGCTAAATCCTGCCGTTCATCACGCGTCATTAGTTACAATTACAACATGTGCATTGATAGCGTCCAATGCATCTTTAAATGTACTATTTATCTCAATACCAACTTGATCATTTAAGATCTTCTGTAAGTTGATTAAAGCTTGATTAGTCATAAAAGAATTTTGTTTTAAAGCGCCTAATTTATTTAATCGATTAGTTGTACTATCATTTATTAATTTATTAATTTGTCCAGAAGATGTATTTAAAATATAATATACAAATTTTGCCGACGCATTATTTGATAAGTTGTTTCGATTATTTGTATTATTTATCAATGCTTGATATATATTAGGTAAATAATCAAAAAAGTTATAATACACCAATGTATTAAATCCAAGATCTTGATCTTTAGATGTAAGCATGCTAATCAAAGATTTTACATCTTCTTCATCACTTGGTTTAGCAACAGAAGAATATACATGTTTAACAAATGTTTGAGTACTAATACATTTAGTAGAATGCTGTTTAATAACATCCATAAAAACTTGTCGATTTACACTACAAGAAGAAGCCCATTGAAAAGTATAACCTGGAAAATATGTTTGTAAATCCACTGGAATTTTAGTCTTATCTTCTTGCCATCCAAAATAATACATTACACAATTATCATTTTTGTCGACACCTACTAACATTATTGTTCGATGTGCAAGATATTCATTAAAACTATCCACTACAAGATAATCAGCATTATCAACATTAGTTGTTCTTTTAATATCTACATTTAGTCTACCCAATAACAAAGAAGGAAACGAACTACCATAAAAAGCAACTTTAGTTTTCTTTGTCCAAGTAGGAGTTGCTTCTGTAAATTTTAACCCGTCTCGACAATATTCTTTAACTTCGTTATAAGTACCCATAACAAAAACACCAGGAAAATAATGTTCAAGATTATATGGTGCACATTTACAATTATTAATTGTATAGTTTGAACGAGTTTTTAAATAATGTAAACTGGCAGTATTGACAAGATATAAATCTTTATTAACGTGATCATTAACAAAAGTATTACTTACTACCATTAAATTTATTCATAAGCCACATATTATAAAAATCTATAATTTCTGTATTTTCAATCTCTATTCGTGACTGTCCATGTAATGGAGTAATACTTCCTCCTTTACCATTATAATTTGGACTATAATCAGCAATTAAAGACTGAATCCACTCTTTATCATTTTCATCTAATTGATACCCTCTCAACATATTTAAACCTAATGTAAACGATTCAGAGTCTGTAGACATTAACATCAATTTAATAGATTCAAATTCTGCTTTAGTAGGATATTCAAGTTCTAAATTAACGATATCCACAAAATTGCTAGCTTGACATGCTTTATCTGTATAATTATCGATAACTTCCATTATTTTACCAGAACATTGTTCTGAATAACTGACGAATACTGGAATAATATCAGCATCATCTTTATTATTAACAATCGTAACGACAGATTTTGTAGATGTAGCGTAGTCTTCATCAATACCACAAATCTCAGGGTCAAGATAGACCCTGAGATTTGAAGATACTGGTGGATAATTTGTTAATACTTTTTTAATTTTTTGAAAGTATTCCATATTAGAGCAATTTACCACGAATTTGTGGATATTTCAGCATTTTAGTACAACGTTGAGGATATTTAGCATTAAGACCTTTAACCATCTTATAGATCAAGTCTTCAGTTAACAATGTTTTATCAGTATCAGTGCTCAATTCGATAATACGATCAATGACTTTTTCAGATTTTTTCTTATCAGTAGAAGAATTAAAATAATTCTCTACATAATTAGTGAATCGAACAGTCAAAGTAGAAGCAATAGCAGCTTGATATTTATCTTCTTTATAGATATTCTGTTCCAAGCGTTCTTTAACAGTTTTCCATTCCCCATTCAACATGTCTTTAGGATCGATCAATTTATCCAATTTGTTGTGAATAAATTGTACAAATTGACCACTTACCCAATCATCACCAAAACAACCTTTGGCAATCATACAAATCATTTCAAGAGATTTGTCAGAATCGAAATTAGGAAGGCTAGAGATGGCGTTAGCGAACATTGTATAGGAACGGGCATTTACTGTATTAACCGTTTGTCCATTATTCTTACGAGTAAACATCTCTGGAACAAGAAGTGGGAAGTTAATTAATTCAGAACGCATGTTTTGCTTTTCCATCCAATTAGCAAATTGATTCAAATCAAATTCCATTTGCAATGTGATCATTCGAGTAGCTTGAGCCAAGTCTAGTCCAGTCACGTTATAATCAGACGTATCCGGATTAGAACTGAGAACCAAATGACATTTCTTTGGAAGTTTCCAAGATACATACTCGCCAAATTGCACAAGTGACATAATTGCTTGCATAAAAAGAGGATTAGCTCTTGAAAAATCGTCAAGAAATAGGATGTGCTCTTGTTCCGAGTTTTGTGGAACCCAAGCTGGAACTGCATAACTCATACGTGGTAAACAGGTTGGACAAAGAGTATATCCCATATGGATATATCTATCTACAACTTTTTCTGCTACCCACATTTCAGTATTGTCTGGAGAATACATCAAATACTCTTTATTTGGTACGCCAACCAAATCTCCAATTTCTTCTAACTCACTGAGATTCAATCGGTTATAACTTGCACCGCGTTCAACGGCAAGTTGTTGAATTATACTGGTCTTCAGTTATGTTATCGCACGGCTTTTTATC